TCTTCCAGCGGCGCACACGCAACCGGTCGGCTAACGTTTCCTCAAACCAGGTCTGCTCGGTCATATCGGCATCACCATCTGTAGTTGCGCCTGCTCGATGCGCTTCTTCGCAATCTCAAAGTATTCGGGTTTTATCTCAATCCCTATGAAGTTGCGCCCGGTCTGGACACAGGCTACGCCAGTTGTGCCGCTGCCCATGAAGGGGTCAAGGATGGTGTCTCCAGGGTTGGTAAATCCATTAATCAGATACTTCATAAGTGCAATTGGCTTCTGTGTCGGGTGTAGGTGGATTTGATTTAACTCGCCATCTCTCTGCACGCCATTCCAAAGATATTCAAACTTTCTAATCGGTCTGTTTTTATTCGTCCAGATTAGTTCACAATCTCCTTGATCGGCCTCTTTCATTCCTGGGCGTTTATCCCACACAATCCAACCGCGACTAGACGGTAGTTTATTGCTGAAATTATGCGCCCCAAATAAAACGACCGTATCGAATGACACGAATGGCGTCGGGTCAAACGGTTTATCATCGCCGTAAATTGGCGTGTTGTGATGACGTGTTATCCATTTACCGCCATCATAAAAATTGTGTTGATAGTTCACTCCATACGGCGGGTCAGTCACCACCGCATCCACACTCCCCGCCGCCAGCGTTGGCAGGATCGAAAGACAGTCACCGAGACGAAGATCAACACTAGGCATAGATCACTTCCTCGCCCCTCGGCTCCCGGTTGACCATGAAGTCGCCCGTCCAGGTATCCTCATTCTCCGGTGTGCGGTGAATAATTTGACCATCCACGTCTACAACCGCATCGCCCCACGCGAAGTGCAAACGGTGCGCCTCAATCCAGTCGTGCGTCTCCTGGTTAAGCTCGCCATTGCGGACAATGATCTCGTAGCCAATGCCTTGTGGATTATCGTCATGCAGCCGCTTGATTGTCTTAGCCAGCTCCGGGTACTCCTGCCCCTGGACGATATACGACCTCCGAATGGTATCCGGCTTGCCTTGCAATCCCCGGTGGTAGTAGGGGAACTCCTGAAATAGATATACATTGCGCTGTTCATAGACCGACCCGTATTGGTTCGGCCACACGCCCGTTTCCCTGAATAACCTCGCAAAACTTCCAGACGCACGCCGGTAAAACATAACAGGGACAGCCGTATAGGTGAAATCATGGTGCATTATCCCGGTATCCGCCCACCTGTAAGCCATCTCGTTATCGTCACAACCCCATCCCGGCTGTCCGAATGGGCCATCCTCGCAGAAGCGCAACTTCCACGCCTCGGCCCTGCATAAACAGAAGGCGGTTGAGCTGAGATAAGATTGCGGGAATGTGCAGTTGTCCTCGATCACCCTGTCGAACTCCGCGCTGGCCTCGTCCTCGTTGGTGGTAAAACAGCTTGCCACTTCCGGCGATATAACCGACACTTCGGGATGCCGCTCAAGGTAATCCTTGAACTTCGCCACCGCCCCACGCACGGGCAGGATACCGCCGTCCACCATCAGGGTATAGGGTGTGGAGTTGTCCCACATTTTCAGCCCCGCATTGCGCCCTGGCCCCGCCCCCTTATTCTCCCGGTTGATGTAGCTCATCCTGGGGAAGGGGTTATCCTCCAACCATTTAGCCGTGCCATCTTCCGACCCATTATTGACCACGATCACCTGCCCGCATTCTTGAAGCAGGATCGGGACTTGCCGCTCTAATATCTGGCAGTTGTCCAGGGTCGTAATGATGGCGGTTACTTCCGGGTCGCCCGGTGTATCTATTTCAACGGAGCGTGGGTTGACCTCGTGCCACACCTCCTGGATAAGCGGTTGTAGATACGTCGAGAATACCTGGCTGGGCCATCGCTCCCGCAATTGTTGGCGTTTTACCGCCTGGATAAGCTGCCCCTCCAAGGCGGGTATCACCATCATGCGCGCCTGGTCGTCGAAGTAAGCCTGGGCGTCCTCAATCTTCGTCTCGTTACCATCCGCCGTTTTGATGTGGCGGAAGTACTTTGTATCCTCGAAGATTGAGCCGAAGGGCAGGAGCAATGCCTTTTTATACAGGTGATGAATGGGGGGGAAGTCAGCATTGAGCAACAGCAAGTTCCCGGCCAGAGCCGCTTCCATCGCTACGAGACTGGATGTCTCAGCGTTGGATGGCTGGATGAACAGGTTGGACATTTCGAATAACGCCTTGACCACCGGGCGGGGAGTGGCAATCCGGCACTCTTCGTAATTCTCGCCCAGGAAGGCAAATTCACGGTCTGCAAGACCTTGCTCGCGGGCTAACGTCTCCACCTCGCGCTTGTACTGGATGAAGTGGTCGCCCGTGGCATACGCATCCGCCACCAGGAAGGATACACTGCGCCCGGCGTGTTTCAACCCGGCGAATACCCTGAGCGCCTTCTCAATCTGCTTTTGTCTGTCCAGGCGGGCAGGTAAAACCCCGCTCACGTCTACGAACGGAAACTGGTAATCCTCAGCGATTCGGAGCGCCAGTTCAGGCCAGCCCAGATAACCAAAATCCAATGGGTGCGGAATATATCTCACCCTGTCCAGGGCGGCGTTATTGATCTGCGCCACGTGCTCCAGGTCTCCCATGTTCGGGTAGCAGTACCAGGATCGCTCCATCGGCTCCACGGGCGCATGACCGCCGCGCGAGTGCTGCCAATGCAACCAGGCCAGGTGCGGGCGTTCCTTTGCCAGCTCCCGGACGGCAATTGCCCATTGAGAGTTTTGACTTAGAAACGTGATGTCATGGCACAGCATCACGTCGATGTCGGTCGTCATCTGGCGGAGTGCGTCGAGTATCGCAAGACTATCGCCATCAGACGGCGCTACCTTGCGCACCTCGAAGCGGGAGCCATTCCAAAACCCGTCCCCGTTGAACGCAGACGCCACGAACAGCACCGGCGTATAACCGCCGTCCATGAGCATTTGCAATTGCGTCCCCACCACGTTGACGAGAGAGAACGCGCTATCCGCTCCGTTGAAGTTGGTCAATACCCCGATTCTTGGTTTCATCTCAATCGCTCACCCTCGGAAGCTCATAAATATTGTATTGCGTCGTTCGTCAATGCCAGTCATCCTCCTATCTCTGCCCGTCCTGGACTGTTATTTGTTTAACTGCCCGAGCTCCGCCCAGGGCAGTTACCACCTTGTCGTATTCTGTCATATAGAGAATATTCTCATGGAAGATGCCCAGCTTTGCGCCGGTATCATAGGCAAACCGGCTCTTCTCTTGTAGAAAAGCCCTCAGCTGGTTGAGCGCCTCCAACCGGCCCGTCTGCTTCCAGACGTTCCACACATATTCACACTTCCCGCCGGCGTGGTGCATACTCTCGCGCGACTTCTCTCCATCCTTCTGCGCCCTGGCTGAGGTTTGCTCGAACTGCTGGCGCGAGATCGGATTGGTGCGTTTGCTATAATCCTCCGCCTGGCCCATTGCCCCGGCCGCTTCGCCGGCTGCCAGCGCGGCCAGCTGCAATTCGAGGGATAGCTTGCCAACCTGTTCGAACTTGGCCTCTAACATTGCCTGATCGATCCGGTTCTTGAGCTTTGCCAGGGCATTCTCGTTATTATTCCAGGCCCGCTCGTGCTCGATAAAGCGTGTCTCGAAAAAGGACTTATCCAGCTGCGCTTCACCTTCGAAGCCGTATAGCGGCTGGTTTGAGAATTCGGATTCCCAGCAATGTAGCCCCAGGTTTATCCCACGCCCATGCGCAAAGCCGATCCAGAAGGCGTAATTATTGGCCTGGTAGGCATATTCGGTGCTCGAAATCAGCTCACTCCCATACAGCCCGATATCCGTATATCCCAGGTAGATGGCCATGGCCAATGCCTCAGCCGGGCTGGAGCGCAGGTAGCGATAAGGGATCATCGACAGGATGTCCTCGAGCGGATATTCGACCGCGTTGGGCACCCTGGGATCAGCAGAAATCATATAAATCCGCTTGCGCCCGTGAGGTCCGGATCCATGATCCTGTTGCAGCCAGTCCCAGTGGTCTTTATTAACCCAGTTATCAATACTGGTATAGACTTCCGGCTTGTGCAGCTGTAGGCTGGCATCCCAGCGCAGGAACTTCTCCGGCTTCTGGGGCGCCTCGTTGAACAGCCAGATCTCGACGCGTTGATCGTCCCAAGGAACCAGTTCACGTCCCTTGGGAGAGCTGCCTACAATGGCCAGGGGAGGATGGGTAGAGATATATTTCTGCCCACCGTTTCCCCTGGCTATCAGATCAATTTGTTCCATCGCTATACAGAGGCCGAAGCCGTAGCGACGGTCATGGTTGCTTGCTTGTAGGCCGCATCCAGGAAGGCCGTGATGGCCACCAGGCAGGCAGTCATATCCGGGGTATCGGTGAGCACCAGGCGCACGTAGCGCGCATCGGCGAACTGTTCCTCGACATACCGCGGATCGATCTCGATCCACAACGACTTGCCGTCATCATTAGCCGGGTCCATCGAGACACCGGTGGTCGTCGCCGAGGTGATCGTACCCCAGGCATTGGCGCCCACCGCGCTGGATAGCCGGTAGTTAAAGGCGATTGCCGCCTCTGTCCCGGCCGGATCGGTAGCCGCTTCCATGGTTACAATTTCACGATCGGTGGTGGTCGCGCTGGTGATCAGCCCGAAATTGACCAGGAAGCCTCCACCATTGGCAAGCTTCAGGTCCACATAGGGGGTGGTGGTTACCGTGGAAGCGATATCCACCGGGGCCAGCAGCGGGATTACATTGTCGTACTCAACATATGGATTCATCTCAAGTTCTCCTTAAACTGAATTCGATAATCGACGGATCGATCTCGATCCACAACCGCTCTTACGTGCTGGCGGAGGTCAGGCACACAAACGGCGATTGAGTCGCCGAGCCATGCAGCGGCGTTAGCGCCGAATTCCACAGGGACTTGCCGTCGATCCGGTAGGTAAAGCGGAATACCTGCTCGTTGGCCAGGAAGGCCACATGGATCGAGCTCATTTCCTGCACGTCGCCCTTGTTGATCGTCTGGTAATTCGAGAGCGAGGCCAGCATGATATCGCCGGTCGTTCCCAGCGTGGCGCAATACTCAACCTCCATCACCGGTTTGCCCTTCATGCGCATGGTCCCATTCGGGCCGCCGTAATCAATAAAGCGCGTTGGGATTTCCGTCGAGCTGGCCAGCACCAGCTGGTCGAGCTGGGGCATAGTGTCTGAATTGCACAGCCAAACGTAATCCTGGAAGCCGGGCCAGCGCCGCGCCCACATATTGACGATATCCGCGAACTGGACCTTGTTGGCATCCGTTCGCAACACCGATACCAGGGCAGGGGTGTTCATAATCCCCAGCGGCTTGCCAACTCCGGTGCCTTCGTAGATCGCATCCTCGGCAAAGAAGCGCAGCACGTCGGGAACGGTGCGCCCAATCCAGGCTGCCAGGTTGACCGTATCGCTGAGCTGCTCATCGGTGGCCCATACCGCGGCCGCCACACTCCTGAGCTTCAGGTCAACCTCATAGAACTTTGGCTTACTGGGAGTAATTGTGCCTGCCTCAGAGATCCAGTAGCCAACGATGCCGCCAAAGAGCGTGGCTGCACGCGTGGATTCGTCGACGCCGTTATATAGGGCGCCGTTGAAGTTTGCACCGACAGGATCGGCAGCCACCCGGGAGAGGAGCTGACCGGTGTTGTACATCCGCTGGATCATGGTGTCGTTCACCTGCTTCTGAAGCAAGTAACCACCCTCAGCGGGAACACCCTCGGAGAGACCGGTTGCATCCTTGTATTTCAAAGAACGCAGGCGCGGGTCTTCCCTTCCCGGATATTGACCAACGACCTTCACTGCCTTGAAGAACTCGCCGGGATTGGCGAACGGTTGGTCAGCTTCATCCGTGGTGACTTGCAAATTGCCATCAGCGGGCATAAACCGTTGCGCCGGATCGGGTCCGCCGGAAGTGGCATTGAGCATGCTCAGATAGAGCTGGTGGGCGCCCTGGGCCTGGGCTTTGGCGCCATCCAGGTCTGGGCGTAAGGCGAGCGCCTGGTCAATCTTTTCGGCCGTGAAGAGCTCGTCGATATTGCGCGCAATCTCTGAGACCCGCGCCTCGGCTGCGTTAGCAGCATCCAAATATGCTTTCAGATTCATCTCGTAAACCTCCTATACATAGCGTTTGACTTCGGCGCGGAAACGTTCCGCCGCCGCATGGTTAACCGGCTCTGCTTGCGGCGGCGCATATGCACGCAGGGCAGCCGGGACGTTCATGAAATTACGCAGCGCATTGACAAACGCTGCATTCCGGACCGGATCATGGTTCGGAATCGGCTTGGCTTCTTTATGGATGATCTCGTCGACGAAGCCCAGGTCCAGCGCCTTTTGCGCATCCATCCAGCTCTCATCGATCATCATCTTGGCCAGACGCGGCCGGGATAATCCGGTCTTGGATTCGTACGCGTTCATGACCCCTTCTTTGACGACCTGGAGGCTATCGACCATGCGCTTCAGGTCTTCGATGTTCAGCGCAGCGAACAAGAAAACCACCAGGGGATCGTGGATCATAAAGTAACTGGTATCCTGCATCTTGACCACGTCGCCGGCCACCGCCACCTCCGTCGCAGCCGAGGCGGCTATGCCGTCGATCTGGACCGTCACCCGGCCGGGATAGTCTCGAATGATCGTGCTCATCAGGCTGGCTGCAATCACGTCGCCGCCGTAGCTGTTCATTCGGATGGTGATAGGACCGCCCTGGCCATATTTTGCCAGATCATTCTTGAACATTTTCGGAGTAACGTCATCCTCGAACCAGCTGTATTCACTGATATAGCCGTAAAGCTCCAGCTCCGGCTCTTCGCCGTCCGCCACGTTGCGGAAGGTCCAGAATGGCTCGTGAGGCTTGGCATTGCCTTCGAAGCAGCGGACCGGCTCCTTGCGCGCCTGCCGTCGCTTTGGTGATTGATCTTCAGAGGTGCTTTCCTCCAAAGTGGTGACAACAGTTAGGCCATCCGTTCTAATTTCCGTCAGCATGTTTACCTCTTTTCCGCGTCCCCTTGACAGGGACCCGCTCCTTCTTGCATTGATCGCAAAGAATAAATTCATCGCCCTGGGCTCCGGAGGCCTTCTGGACAATCGTCCAGCCCTCGGCCTGAGCCAGTTTCCTTTCAACTTCTCGCTCACATTTGATACATTTAACCGTTGCCACTTTGATTACCTCCTGCCGACTCGATGGTCGTCATATTGGCGGGAATATAGTGTTGGTCGCCGCCTTTATAGGCCGGCATATCCTCGATCTGCCGCCCCTCATTGGGCGTGAGCTGGCCTGAGAAGATGCGCTTTTCGATCATTTCGGATCTCGTCTTGGCGTCTGTGCGCAGCAATGCATCCCGGTTGAAGCGGAAATACATAAAGTTCTGCTCTTCTTCGGTCAGCCATTTGAGCGCGGCGGCCTGCTCCCATTGCACCAGGTATGGATCCATGGTCGTGTTCAGGTAATCCAGGTTCTGCTGCTCGTTCGATTGGTAGCTCTGCTTGCCCTGGTTGAGCTTATACAGCGGGACTCCAAAGAAATTGGCGATCTCCGTGTCATTTTCCAGGATGCTCTCCAGGAATTGCGCGTCGACCGGTTTCAGGGTGATCGCCTCGAACTTGGTCACCTTCGGATCGAAGATGGCAATACCCGATTCTTGCAAGGCCTCCTCATAGGTCTGCCGGACCTTCTTGCGCGCCTCTTTGTCCAGATCGCCGGCCATCCAGGCAATACCACTTGGGTTGAGCCCCTTCCCGGCAATCTTATTTTGAGTGGCGTAATTCGCCATCTGCCGGCCCAGCGTCTCGCGGGCATAGGTGGTCACGCCCCGTCCGGTCACCCCATCTTCCGAGTTGAGCAATAATGGCAGGACTTCCGTCTCTGGATAGCGCGCCGGCTCCTTGCCTGATATCCTGACTTCATACCAAAGGTTGCCTTGCATATCGAATAATGGCTGCGTGGCGTTGTTGGGCAGGATAAAAAATTCACGCCGTCTCCCGGCCTGGCGCGGTGGCTCCCAGATGTAAGCCGATCCGCGAGTTACCAGCCACATGACCACCAATTTCTTGAAGACGAACGGGGTCATCCAGCGGTTTGGACTCAATTCGAGCAACCAGGCAATATTCTCCAGGCGGTTGGATGGCCTCAACCGCTCGATCTGGCCAGGGGCGCGGCTCATGAATGTTTGCAAAGGCAGTTTGGCGATATCGTCACTCAGAATATTGATGCAGCGATAAGCCGTGGCAATGTTACGGCTGGTCTCGGGCGTCACGTGTTGCCGGCTGAGGGTTGGTAGGTCGAGGTAATCGACGCCCTTCATGAAGTCTTCCGGGCTCATATCCGTGGCCTTATTTTTAAATCGTTGAAAGAACTGCGAGATAATATTCGCCATTACATACCCCAATCCTTATCCAGGACAGCTGCGCTTAAATCCACATTGCCCTTGTAGAAGCGCGCTCGCGCCATGCCGTTGATCCAGGCTGCCGTAAGATCGATGCGCTTGGTCCGCACCACCGATTTGCCTTTGTGCTCTTTGACGAACTTGATAAAGCCCTGGCCGTTCGTGGCGATCGACGTGTTGCCAAAACACCAGCGCGCCACCGGGCTGGCCTCGTGGGTCATTTTGCCTTCTTTCAGCAATACCTCGGTCTGGTTGAGTGGATCGGTCAGGCTGACGAATGTCTGCGGCACATCCACACAGATAATCCCGGCCTGCTCCAGGCGCTGGATCAGCATGGTGGCGAACGCCCGATCGGCGTCCAGCTCGATTACCTTGAAGAATTTCATCATCTCCAGGATGGCCGCTTCGATCTTGGTGTAATCCACTACGTTACCCTCGGTAGGTGTGATCCATTTGCCGGCTGCCCATTGATCATAAGGCACGTGGTCCTTGGCAATCCGCTCTTTCATGTTTTCTTCCGGGATCCAGCAATCCCAGATCACACGCCAGTCGAGTTGGGTGCCCTGGGGTGGAAAGATGGCAGCCAGCGCGGATAGATCCGTGGTCGTGGAAAGGTCCAGGCCCAGGTAACATTCTTTATCCATCAAGTCGGCTCTGGTCCAGGTCCCCACGGTGCTATCAAAAAGGTCGAGCGGCTGCCAGGTGGTCAGTTTGGTGGTGGTCCACTGGTTCAGCCGCAGCCAGCGGAACAGGCGCTCGCTGGCCGGTTCCACCTTGGCCTTTTCGGCTGCTTCGCGCACCGATTCCAGGGTGATAGTCGTGCCGAGGGATGGGTTGGCTTTCTGCCAGTTGGCCTCATTGTAGATATCGTCTCCCTGATAACCGTAAACCACTACATACCAGGTCGGGTCGACGATCTCTCCAGATAGGACCTTCATGGCATAATCATGCTGCTCCCAGCCGATGGACACCCGGTCCGGGTCGTCGCCGGCGGTGGTGATCACCCACCAGATCGGCTGCCTGCGCGCATCACCCGCGCCGAAGGTCATCACGTCCCACAGCTCACGGTTGGGCTGTGCGTGCAGCTCGTCGAAGATGCAGGCGGAAACGTTCAGTCCATGCTTGGTGAAGGCCTCCGCCGAAAGCACCTTGTAGAATGTCCCGGTCTTCAAATCGATAAGTTTTTTGGTCGAGAGCTGAAGTTTCGTGCGTTTCCTCAGCGCGGGCACTTGGTCGATCATATCCACCGCCACGTCGAAGACAATCGACGCCTGGCTGCGATCCGCCGCACAGCCGTACACCTCGCCGTTACGCTCACCGTCAAAATAAGTGTGATATAACCCGGCGCCGGCGGCCAGCTCGCTCTTCCCGTTCTTCTTCGGGATCTCCACCCACACGGTTTTGATCTGCCGGTAGCCCTGGCCATTGAGCTTGCCATACACATCCCGGATGATGGTCTTCTCCCAATCCAGCAAGGTAAACGGTTGGCCATAGAACTGGCCTTTGGTGTGCTTCAAGAGCGAGAAGAAATCTTCCGCATCGTCGGCACGCTTTTTTGCAAGCTCTTCAATCAACATGACAATCACCAGCAGAAGCGTCATGAGGCATATCAGCAGGACGGGAAGCAATTTCTTCATCCAGCATGTCCCTGATCACCATTCATGAAATCATTCACGTCGTCGAGTAGCCGCTCCATTTCGTCAGGCGGCTCCTCTTTCTCTTTCCTGGATGGCGCGGTGCCCGCCCTGGCGCGCGGCGTCAGATATAAGCTCTGGCGCAACTTAAACATCAAGTCTCGCTTGCGGTCTACGCGCCCATCAATTCGAAGGATGCTATCGAATGCATCTGTCACCCTGGTCGCTATCCTCAGGGCCTCATCCAGGTTATTTGCCTTGATCAGCGCCAGGCGCTGCGCGTCGAGCTGCTCCCAGATCTCGGCAGCCGATTTACGCATGGCGTCCAGCTCAGCGACCTGCTCGGCCAACAAGCAGTAATCCAGCAGCAGGTCCAGGTCCAGCCGGGTGACGATCTCCGCCTCCAGCTCGCCGTAAATGCGCATCAGTCGGCGCCAGGCGATCTCCGCAAATTTATGTCCGGCCAGCTGCGCGGGCGCCTGCGCGGGCAATGCGCGCCCGGGCCGCAGCGCGGTCTCGTTTGCTGCGCGGCGAGCCTTTTTTTCCTTGGTTTCGGCTCTGGTAACTAATCCGGCTGGCTTTGCTGGTCTGGACATTGTTTTAACTCGGATTCTCCATTAAGAAATTTAATTTTGGGAGGCGGGCCTCGCCCGCTGTGATCTCTCCAACTTTAACTTTAATGGGGGCATACCCTTTCATTTTCTGTTGCCTTTCTTGCAATTGCAACGATAATGAGCGGATTGGACATTACTCAAATCATCGCTTCCGCCTTTAGTTAATGGCAGGATGTGATCGATGGTAGGAGCGTCCCAGGCAGGGATAGTGACACTCATATTCAATGGTTGATTACATAAACAACAGATATAGTGATCTCTTTTGAAGACCTGTTCTCTTGAATACGCATATGATTGAACACCATGCTCAAGCGCCCTTCTATTCTTGCGCTCGTAAATTTTCTTATGTTCCTTACAACAATATTTGCTATGACCGAATAGCTTTGGAATGAACCCTTCACCACAATACTGACAATAAACTAATCCCTTCTTAGCTTTCTCTTCAGCCCTTTGTTCCCTCTTCTGTTGATTTCCTACCGTCGCTTTATAGAATAAATCTCCATGCTTCGTGCAGCAGCATTTCTGATTTGGATAGGTTGGAATGAACTCAATCCCACAATATAAACATTTGGTTAAACTAAAATGTCTCAGCGTTGCCAACCTCGAAGGCTTATTCTTTAATGCCTCCCGTTTACATTGTTCACTACAGGTTTTCTGATTTCCATGTGTAGGAATAAATTCCCGCCCACACCACTGACATATCTTTGTAGTCATAGCAAAACGCCCTCCACATGCGCTGTCGTTGCTGAGACGAACAGCCGAGGACGATAGTCCACACATGGAGGGCGCTTTGCCCACAATACTATTAGATTGTGAGGAATAAGAAGCGACAGCGTTTGAAAAAACAAAGCGCCTCGGTATCCTGTTCGTCTCAGCAATCCTATTATACATCATTTCTCAGTGTTTCCAAACTTCATTGGCGGTTTTTCGGGAGTGGCAAATATGACACAACGATTCCAGCGGGCTGGCCAGGAACAACAATAAATTGCCATTATGACGCTCCAGGTGATGCACGTCGGTCGCAGGGGTATAGATGTTTGCATGCAAACACTCCGCGCACCAGGGGTGCTCTGATAGCCACGCCTGCCTGCGCTCCCGCCATCGACGATCATATAACTTCTGGACTTCAGCATCGCGCACAAATGTTTCAACTCTGGGATGATCGTCACATCTGCCAGTCGTAACCAACTGATTGCAGCCAGGATAGGAGCAAGCCTTAGGAGTGGACCAGGGCATGGGTCTTCTCCTTCCGTCCTCGTGCCTTACGCATGGCTGT